GGGGACACTCAAGCAAGACCTGGGCATCACAGGCTTCGTGAGTTCTGGCGTCCACATCACAGAGCAAGGCGCCCTGGGCGTTTCCACCGTCTACGCTTGCGTCAACAAGATTGCCAGCACGATCGGCGCCCTGAGCCTTGACATCTACATGCGCGATGGCCGCAACGTGGAGATGGCCAACATGCACCCAGCTTCTCAGGTGCTAGACAACCCTAACGACGAAAACACACCGTTTGAATTTTGGGAGACCCTCGTAGCTAGCGCCCTGATCTACGGGTGCGGCTTTGCCATCATTGAGCGCAACAACCGAGGCTACGCTGAGCGCCTTATCCCTGTCCACTACTACGACGTTGACATTCGCGAGGTATCAGATGAGCGTATCTACACCGTCCGTGACTACGGAATGGTACGCCCTGAGAACATGCTGGAGATTTGCAACATGCACCGCATGAGTCCTATTAGGCTTCACCGCGAGAACATCGGACTAGCCAAAGCCGCGCAGGATTTTGGTAGCGAGTACTTCGGTCAGAAAGGTCAGATGACAGGCGTCTTGGCTAGTGACCAACCACTGCGCAAGGAGCAGATGGACGTAATCCAAAGTTCTTGGAACAGCTCCAGCATGAACGCAGGAACGAAGCTCCTGCCGTTTGGCTTCAAGTACCAGCGCATCACAATCACACCCGACGAGGCGCAGTTTATCGAGACGCGCAAGTTCCAAGCGGAAGAGATTTGCCGCATCTACAGCGTGCCACCTTCGCTTGTCCAACTGCCATCACAGACGACGTTCAACAACGTGGAGCAGCAGAACTTGCAGTTTGCTCGTCACACGATTGTGCCCTGGACAAAGCGCATTGAGCAGGAGATTAACCGCAAGCTCATCCAATCGTTTGAGCGCCCTGAGATTTACGCGAGGTTTGACCTCAATGACCTGTACCGAGGCGACATGAGTGCACGCGCCAATTTCTACCAGCAGATGCTGCAGAGTGGCGTTATGAGTATCAACGAGGTGCGAGGTAAGGAGAGTTTGAACCCAGTAGACGGTGGCGACGTCCACACCGTGCAGATTAACCAAATCGCCTTGGATCGCCTAGGCGAGTATTCAGATAAAGTATCCAGCGATGGAAATCAAGCAACAGTATAAGGACGCTGAAAAGCGTACGATGGGCACCGTCGAGGTGCGCGAGGCTGAAGGCGAGGAGATGGTTCTGGAAGGCTATGCCGCTGTATTCAACAGCGAGACTGACCTAGGCCATTTCCGCGAAGTCATCAAGCCAGGCGCTTTTGATGACGTCATGACCAATGACGTGCGAGCGCTCATCAACCACGATCCGAACCTTGTGCTCGGACGTACCACAAACGGCACGCTGACCCTTGAGCAGGACGAGCGCGGACTGAAGTACCGCGTGAAGCTAGGAGGCCAGCAGTATGCCAAAGACTTCTATGAAAGCGTAAAGCGAGGCGACATCAGTCAGTCCTCGTTTGCCTTTACCATCGACAAGCAGTCATGGAATGAGGAGCGCACTGTGCGTAGCGTTGACAAGGTGCGGCAGTTGTTGGACGTGTCACCTGTGACCTATCCAGCATACGCAGCCGCCACGGTGCAGGCGCGTGACCTACAGCCTGAAATCGAACAGGTCGCAGCTCCTGCGCCCGAAGCAGATACAGATTCTCACAAAAACCCTCAACCCTCAACCATGAATCTCAACGAGATGAAGGCGACCCGTGCCAAGCACGCAGATCGCTTTGAAGCGTTGGTCAACCTCGCGGAACAAGAAAACCGCGACTGGACCAACAACGAACAAGAAGAGGCCGACCTTTGCAAGCGCGAAGTGGAGCGTCTCGACGGAAAGATTGCACGACGTGCAGCTCACGAAGACATGATTGCTCGCCAGGCTCAGATGGGCGGTAGCACCGTCTCTGAGTCCAAGGAAATCAACAAGATTAACCGCTCTTTCAGCCTCGCCCGTGCTGTACAAGCTGCATCCTTTGGCAAGTCGCTGGAAGGCGCAGAAGCTGAATGGGCGCAAGAAGCCTCACGCGAATTTCAGTCGCGCGGCTTGCAGATGAGCGGCCAAATCGGTATTCCAGGCTCGGCTTTGTTCCGTGCTGGTGCAGCCGATGACTTCCAAGCTGTTTCAGGTGATGGCTCTGGATTCGTTCCTACCAACGTGCCAGGCGTCATCGATGCCCTCCGCGCTCCAACTTTGGCCGAGCGTATTGGCACCACTGTCATCAACAACGCTACTGGCAACCTCAAGTTTCCACGGGTTTCTGTGAAAGCCGCAGGTACTGGTGCAACCGAAGTTGAGGCGAACTCAAACTCAGGCTTGGAACTCGACGAGGTGACGTTGACGCCCGAACGCGTATCTGCCAAGACGTTGTACTCTAAGCAACTCATCCTTCAGGGTGGTGCGCAAGTCGACGCCATGATTAGCCGCGAGTTGGCTGCAGCTATGAACGCCTACGTTGACACCGACTTCTTCGACGCGGCAGCAGCAGGCGCAGGTTACAAGATTGACACAGGTTCTGACGCTGGAGTGACCGACACTACTTTGGCTCCTGCAAACATCTTCGCGATGGAGCAGAACGTTTTGGCCGCTGGTGGTGACTTTGGTAAGTGCGTGTGGGTCATGTCGCCTAAGGGCTGGGAAATTTCTCGCGACTTGGCAACAGTGGCTGCTGTCTCTGCCATGTGGGAGAACAACCAGTTTGACGGATTTCCTGCCTACGCCACTCCTTACTTGACTAACGCGGCATCTACAAGCGAAGGCCGCTTGTTGTTTGGTGACTTCAGCGCTGGTATGATCCTCGCCTTCTTTGGTGGTATCGACCTGCTTGTTGACCCATACAGCAACGCAGGCACTGCACAGATTGCTTTGCACGTGAACAAGTTCTACGACAAGGCCGTGCGCCAGTCAGGAGCTTTGGCTTCAATCATTGACGCAGCCTAACAACTAAACGATGGAAGCCTGGCAATAGGGCTGGGCTTCCTTTTTTCTCTCACTCATGAACGTTATACGTCCAGCATATCCGACTAGCACTTCCATCGTGTCGCTTGCAGACATGAAGGAGTTTTTGCGCGTAGATCACGACGACGAGGACACGACCATCACAGCTCTCCTCGATACGGCTGTAGCGCACGTGAGTGATTACACGAACAGGCACATAGGTACGGCAACAAACGCCACCTTCTACCTGTCGCATTGGCGCCCAGCGGCATTGGCATTTGGCCCTGTCGTTAGCGTCAGCCAAGTCGTCTATGACGACACCTCAGGCACACAGCAAACCCTCGACACCTCGAAGTGGTATATTGGAAGAATGGCGCAAGACAGCACCATGATCTACTTCCGCGACGTGCCTGACCTCGAAGAATACAACGCCCTGCCTATACGCATCACAGCGTCTTGTGGTGGTCGCGCTGAAGCCAACATTGAGCACGCCATCCGCATGCTCGTAGCTCACTGGTACGAAAACCGCAGGGCAGTAGTCACGGGCACCATTACGGCTCAAATACCTATGGCCGTAGAGTCCTTGCTAAATCCTATGCGAGTCATTGACATGCGGCCATGAACATCGGATTCCTCGATAGACGCATCTCTTTCTACGCGCCTTCCAACTCCATCAACAGCTATGGAGAGAAGACGGGTGGCGATAACTTGTACGCCACAGTGTGGGCGGCAATGGATCACAAGAGCGCGTCGAGCAGTATGGTGATGGAGCAAGAAAGCAGTGTCAACCACCTTGTGTGGCGCGTCCGTAGCTCCTCCACTACGCGAGCCATTACACCCAAGTACACCATCAGGTACGGCTCTGACAGCTACGAGATTTTGGCTATTCAAGAGGTAGGGCGCAACAGTGAGCTTCACTTTGTTTCACGTAGAGTCGTTTCAGAATGACACAGGTAACGGTGGAGGGCTTACCTAAGATTGTGGCCAAGTTGGAGAAGCTGGCCAAGTGGAACGAGAATGACCACAACGCATTGGTGGAAATCAACCAGCGCGTAGGTAACGTCTTTGCTATGTCCGCCAAGGCTAATGTTAAAGACTTTACTGGCGACATCAAGGTCTACGAAAAAACAGGGCGCGGATCAGGACGCAACCCAGGCAACCAAGCTGGTAAGGTGCGCATGGTCGTCAAGAAAGGTCAACTGCGCAGAAGCATTGGAGTATGGCAACCACGCAAGAACGAGACCCGCGTTTTGGCTGGGCCAATGACGAATACGATGGGCCGTCGTAAGACGCGCAAGAACGCAGACGGATGGTTTTCGCACATTGTAGAGACAGGACACTTCTTTGGCAAGCAAACAACGACCAGCAACGTTGGTGCATTTGGACGGAGTAAGAAGGCCACAGAGTCGCGTATGCGCAACCTTCATTTGAGATTGTTACAGAACCGCTTTGGAAAGTACATGAAATGAAAGTAGGTCTCGCCATACGCTCCTTGCTAGTCAATGACTCTGACGTCAATGCGATTGTTAGTGGACGCATATATCCAGAGATGGCCATTGAAGGCTCACAGACGCCTTATATCGTTTACAGCGTCATGTCTAACACGCCATCAAATACTAAAGATGGCACACCAGTAGACGAGGCAAACGTTGAAATCCTCAGCGTGGCCCGTTCATATTCAGAAGCCAATGACCTTGCCGACAAGGTGCGCGATGCGCTTGATCGTGTTGGCACCACAGTAAGCGTGGCAGAAGGTTCAATTGTCGTAAATTCCATACAGTACACAAACGAGATAACGCAGGTCACAGAAGACCGCAGCTTGTTTGCCTCAGTTCAAGATTATACCATCCGCATAAACCGCAACTCATGACAGAATTTTTGATTGAAAACTGGGGCGAATTGACGCTGGCCGTTCTCGCCCTCGTAAAGGTTATCGTGAATCTCACGCCAACCGAAAATGACAACAAGGTGTTTGGCTATGTCGACACCCTGATCAACCTCATTATTGCAGACCGCATCAAACCCTCCAACAAATAACCATGGCAGAAACTACTGGAGTCATCAATGGCTCTGACCTCCGCATCTTCCTGTCCTCTACTGACGACAGCGAAGTCTTGATTGATAACCTCACGGATTGTTCAATCAGCGTCACCACCGACCCC